CTTTTTACCAGCGCTAGCAACAGTCACTCCGAGAGATCCAAGCAGGCCTCCCAAAATTCCCGCTGCGTATGTTGCATCGATTCTTTGATCTCCTACCCAATATTTAGAATCTGGAAGTTTGATGTAAGCAAGAGTAATAACTGAAATACACCAAGCTATCAGGATGGTTTTAACGCCTGTTGATAAATAAAACAGAACCATTTCTTGATAAGCAGGCACGTCTTCCTCTTCTACTGCCTTCTTTTCAATTTTCTTCTCTGGTGGCTTGTCCTTCATATGTCGCCATAGCAAATATGCTCTAGTCTAGAGTAGTTCCTTTATTCGTAAAGTGACCGAGATCACGGCAGCTATTGTTTCAGGTGCATTTGTGTACTTTGCAATGCAAGCTAAAAAGAACTCGGAATTAAAAGTAGAGATTTTTTCAAGATTGAACAAATTAGAACAAACCACCGCACGGCTTGAGGAACGTTGTCCCATGAAACCTTCTAGATGAATGAAATTCTTTCCAGTCCTATCTTTTGGGCTGCTGTAGCTCTTGCCTCGGAAATAGTAGGCGCGTCAAAACTAAGACAAAACGGAGTTATTGCCGTGATCTTTGACACGATCAAAAAAATGAAGCCAAAAACAGACGACAACCCAAAATGATTAAACAAATTTCTATAGAAGAAAACGCTGCTAGGAACGAATATCAAGAAACGCTCTACCGTTTGGACAATAGAGATGATCCTAAACACCCTAAAACAGGAACTTTTAGTGGCTTGCATCAAGAAATTTTGACCTATGAGCGATTAAAGAAAGAACTGGCAATATATGAAAAATGGAAAAATAGATATTGGCGTATTGCTAATGACTAATCTCTTGTCATTTCGTCAATAATCATATTGATCATTATCGTTTTGCTGTAGTGGCTTTTTGTCCCTGCAAGCTGCCTTAATTCACGGCTGGTTTTATAACGCAAGAAAGTCCTCATCCCGTCAAGAGGTGCAGGGCTTCCATATATAAAAAGCTTTCCTATTGAGTCGAGGATGCCTTTCATGGATCTATTGCTTATTCTCTTTACTATGTCCCCATACTAGGGAAATGCAAAAAGAAGAAGTAACTATTCAATTATGTTATTGCTCTCATTGCGTTGAGTTGCGCCGGCAGCAGATCAGACACGGGGAGGAAATAAGGAAAAAAACAGTTGCTACGAACAAATAGCATTGCTAGGTTCTAATTGATCGGTTACGTGAGCGATCCCCATCACCAAAAGGTCAGCCGATCCCCTCGTGAATCTGCTCCTTCATGGTTTCGGTAGCCATGAGGGAACGAGGGTTTTCTTTTTCTTAAGTGCTATTCACATCGAGAGGTCTTTTTTTTAGGTGTACTACTTTTCAACTTAGACTTTGTAAGTTTTGCAAATCGTGTTTTTTTTTCGCCCATGTTCGTTGCGCCGCAGTGGATCTCAAAATGACTTTGCCAAAGTTAATGGTCGTGTTTACTGTACTACTCAGATAAAAGATTTAAATACTTTTAGGCAATAAAAAGAAGTTTGTTTTTAGGTGTACTACTTTGAAGATTAGACTTTGCGATTTTTGCAAATCGCATTATTTTTTCTCTGTAGTTCGTTGCGCTGCAAGGGTTTTCAAAATGACTTTGTGAAAGTTGAGCAACGTGTTTGCTGTACTACTCAATTCTTTGCCGGGGGATGGATCAGCTTCTTTCGAACTGCCTTGTCTTTCCCTTCAAGGGTGTTGTATGACTTTCAGCTTTGACTCATCAACCCACCTTTTTGGTAGTACGACTAAGCAATAGCTTAGGGATTGTGGGGGATAGTATTTTTCAACTACGCGCCAGCAATCTCGTCAAAACATCAGGCTCCCCGGCGTTAGATTAAGTACCTCCTTGAAATTGGATTGACCAGTCTTTAAGCGTTGACCATTCAACAGAGCCACCGCCTTCAAGCTCTATGCAAATCTCATGGTTAGCAATATCAACAGAAACGCCATTGATATAAAACTCGCCACCCTTGGGGTTAGTGACTAAAGCACCTTTAAGGACGTTTATATCAAAGGAATTGTTAGAGGAAATTTTCATTACTTTGCCTCCTCTGAAATGATTAAGGCTCTTTGCTTGCATCGTTCGACTGTCTCAGCGTCAAGAGTTGCAGCGATTGAATCAGCCATATCTGCGCATTCTTTAGCTTTTAAGTCGTCTGAAGCTGTAAGAGCAAGAGATAGAGCAAGGGTTAAAGCTTCTTCTGGAGTTTGAGTAGATGGAAAATTCATAGTTATAAAAGCGAAAGAATAAAAAAGCCCCATTTAAGGGGCTAAGTGATTAGTTGATTGGGAATAGTTCTACAACTTGATTTTTGGCAGAAGTTAGAAGAAGTGCAGCATCTCTAAGAGCTAGTGCAAATTCCCTTTCGTGGGTGGCTAGGCGGCGTTCTAGGTCGAATTTGTAGTCTTCGATTGTTAGAGCTTTGTTTGCTGCCTTTGCCTCCAACTCTGAAATCATTTTTTGAGACTGCTTGTAATACTCTTTGTAATCAGCAAGTCTTGACTTCGAGTTGATTGTTTGAGTAATCATTTGATACCTGTTTGAAAGAAAGCCATCTCTGGCAATTCAATAATAAGGTTAGGGGTATACCCTTGCAATATATTATGAGCGCATAGTAACAATTAGTAATACGCCGGGCGGTTCCTGGTCTTCTGTCCATCTTTTCAATACCGACCATTGCACAATTTGAGAATCATTTCTTGCTATCCCAGATTGTTCTATTGCGTCACCTATTCCACGGGTCAACTTATCTAGATCTGGTTTTGTTGCTTTATGGTCTGGGGCTGATGGTCTTAATCCCTTTTTGCCAAAATGTCCTTTAGGTCTAACAAACCTGAAATTTGCTGAGACAAAAAGAGGTGCACTTTGGTCCCAGTCATCAGGCATTTTATCAGCCAAAGCAACAATCACTTTTGAACGCCACTCTTTGAGTAGGGCATCATTGCTATATCTCAAGCCACCAAAACGAGGATTACCAACAAGCGATCCTTGAGGAACAGGTGAACCAATAACCTCTATTTCAATTTTGTTTGTTGTTTCTTCCATGCCTTAATTAATAGGTCGAGTTCTTTTTTGCGCTGTTCGGCGCATTTAATTTTTTCTTCTGTGGTCATTGTTCAAATGCGACTGCCCACGTATAAGAAAGAGGACGGGCAATAGCAATTTCATCTTCTATTTCCATTTTCTTTCTCTTTTTCACTTCTTGTTCTAGTTGACCAACCATTTCCGAAAAGTCATAACGAACAGGCTTCTTTCTCCTTGAAACTTTTATTCCATTTTTTGAATAATCATCTTTGATATTTCCGTAAAAGTGATGTGCTTCAAGTTCTTCTTTTAATTGCTCTTCCCAAAGACTCATTTGATCTTTTTTTTCTTTCAACTTTTTTAGTTCGTCCATAATCCGACTTAAAGGATTTAGGAGATCTTCAGAACATACAGGCGAATAATTAGAAGTTGTCATTGACTTGTGTGATTTGGTAGTTGTAGCAAATTTCTAAATGGCTAATAACGCTTTCTCTTATCAATACATCCTCTAAAAGAGTTGTTAAAAGATCGCTGGCTTCTCCATCTAGAAGATCGCTCCATTCGTCTTGAGGGACTTGAATAGGAGCTTGATTCGATCTAATAAACCGAACGGGCTTGGGTTCTTTCTCTTTGCTGCGTAGGGACATCAAGAAAGACAAAAGACGATCCAAGATTTTCAATGTCATGGCTAAGGGGAGGTAGAGGATTAGATACAATATGATTAGAAAGGGCGACAAGAGGAAAGCCGACAAGCGCAAATAAAAAGGTCTTTTGTAGTTCCTGCATTTCATTTTTAAAGACTTTAATTGAAAGGTACTAGGGGTTTACTCTTTGTCAATAGCAACATTCTTAGATTTGCGTAGCACTAGCAGAACCGAACAAAAGGCTTTTCCATACTCTTACATCTCCGCAATGTCTACTCGATCTATTGCTTTGTGTTGTCATGTTTGTTTTTTCAATCCAACCCTCCTTAGCTGCCTTCTTAAACATAGGACCAAGAGCGCGGTTGTCATGCGTGCTTATTCCCAAAAGATCCAAGCAATCCCAAACATCATTAGCTGTAAGCGTTGGGTTTCTGATCGCATAAGAACAAATGCTTTTTAAGGCAACTCTTCTGAAATCTTCATTAGCGTTTTTATCGACACGCTCCATTGCTTTTTCTTTTAATTGCTTAGGAGCAAAGAGATCAAGTGTTTGTTGTTCCATTTTTAGATTTGAGGTTGTTTAGAGAAAAATTCAGTTTTTAATTTTTGGTATTTTTCAACGCATTCATTTGTTTTATATGTCGTTGTATCTGTCTTATGGGGCCAAGACCAAATCGCCATGCAACGTGCAATTTTGATTTCTGGTTTGCACTTTTTCAGTAAGGAAACATAACCGCCGAGTTGTGCAGATATATTTCTTTTTGATCCTTTCTTGCTGAGTGTTTTTAAATCGGCCAAAACATAATCACCTGTTTCTTTATGTCTCAAGATGCAATCGCAAGAACCGCCAATGCCTCCCATTTCTGACATATCAACCATTCGATATTCAGAAGCAACAATTGCATATCTGTTCCAAAGATCATCAGCAAAAAGGCAATCTGCCCATTCCTTATATTCACCTGGATCAAATGATTTCCCTTGAGCAAAAAGGTCTAGGCATTCATGGATGCAATCACCCCTAACTGCCCATTCATTGCGGGTACGTTCATGTAAATCTTTTACATAATCAGATCTCGAATCGATTATTTGACTGATAGACCATTTGACCCACCGCTTGTTCATCTGATACCGATGAATCGACGGATGAAAATTCAGATTCTTCATTTGAGGTATAAGTCGAAATGCTTTCAGATCGGTCATCATTTGAAAAATCTCTGGGGTTAATTACTTCGATGGTTTCGGTTGGTTCAGGATCACGTAGCAGATTGATGTGTTTCTTCTGGACATGAACAGTTGAATAATCACCAATTAGAGGGTGTTTTCTTGCCTGTTCTCTCCAATAAGCAGAATCAGGACTTTCTTTGTCGAGGTCTTCTAATGTCCAAAGATTTTTTTCAATTCCATGTCTAAGAGTTTTACGAACAGAGGAAAGATTAAAAGCAGGTTCCATTAGATCAATTCCTTGAGGATTTCATTTGTCGTTGGTCCTTCCGTTGGATCAGGAGCCTTGAAGACCTTGTAAGCGGGATGTAATGGTTCTGGTTCCTGCTTAGGGGTAGCAGAAGGAAGTCCAAATTTTTCATATTGATTAAGTGTGATTGATTCAAACCCTTTTGCTGTTGCTAATGCAATTTGTTCTAGGACTGTTCTTTGTCCGTAGGCCTTTTCAATTTTATGTAATTGTTCAAAAAGGAAGTTGGCAGCATGAGCAGTTTTCTTTCCTGTTTTTGCTTCATTCCAATAGGTTTCTAAATCCCCTTTACAGAAATCAAGGGTTTTAGGGATTTCAAGTTTAAAAGGCTTTTTTTTATTAGTAGTTATCTTTCTTTCTTCCCTTCTCCCCTCATGGCTGCTTGGCTGTTGCCAACCATCCAACCCCTCAACCCTTCTATCTATCTGATTATTATTTAGTGTGTGTTGTTGATGGGGGGATTGTAAGGGGGGAAGCGTCAACCCTGCAACCTGCCCACTTTCTATGATGTCAAGGTAAAGAGCAATAAAGCCAGCGAGGGAAAGGTATTTGGGCTTAATCGCCTCGATCCTTTCAACCACCTCTTTATCTAAACCTACAGTTTGAGTTGCCATTCAATGCGCTAAATGTGGTGTTTCCTGCAGAATATGCACTATTTAAGACGCTAAGTCAATAGGCCGGCATAGTAAGGATGTAACAATCTGTAACCATAGTGTTATTATGGGTATAACCCAAAGCGCGGAGGTTTCATGCCAACGTCCACTGAGGAAAAAAACCGCATTGAAGAATTAAAGCAAGACGCACGCACCTGTAGAGATCCTTTTGAAGTTATGGCAGAGCTTGCTTATGAGAACGAGAGACTAAGAGCACATATTAGAAAAATGAATACTGCTTAACACTGTTCTGCTCACGTGATAAATGTTACAGAGGAACATCACTCCTTGTTAATAAGAGAATCCATCTTATCTTGTGAAGAGTTAAGGGTATACCCCTATTACTTATGCCTAGCAAGAGAGACAGAGCAAACGATTGGACAGAGCAGCAAGCAAAGCGTTTAGAGGCTCGCATAGCAATTGGCAAGGCTGATAAAAGATGGAGAGAAATGAGCGGTATTTCACAGCAAAATATTCATAACCTTTGTTCAGCCGCAGGCGTTAACTTTTTCAATAGTCAACTTGCCTATTGGGAGAATGGAAAACTAACCCCTAAAACTGATTTTTGGTATGGCAGGGAATATATAAATTTCGCTATTGCAGAAAACGACTTCCCACCAACTCAAGGTGAGTTCAATCGTGGCGTTCTTGATCGTTTTAAAAATGCAGAACCTTTCTTAAACCATGAAGGCGAAGTTGCAACCGCTGCTGATTTCTTTCAAATGTACGGCGGTACTCAACCAATAAATAAAATATATGAAGCCAAGATGATTACAGAGATCACAGAAGAACACGCGCTAAACGTTAGTACTTTTGATCGAACAGTTTTTTCAGGCTTTGCTACTGATGAAATGATGTCAAAAAAAGAGGCGTGGGATTCATTGCTTAAATTCCTAGAAAAGGTAATGAACAAAAAAACACAGCGTAGATTGCAGGCAGTTTGTGCGGGACAAGATGATTGGAGTGTTGAAGAAATAGCAGCATTCACTAACAACGGCGCAAAGAATCAATGCGCTGTAGCAGATGCCTTTGAGAAGTGGACAGGAAAGCAAATGCCCGAACCTTTGGATATATGGACAAAAGGCGGGAACATGAAATGGCCTAAATTAGGCTAACTATAATCATCATTTGATACCGAACTTAACGCTACGGCATACTATCCTTCCTTGTTAATACACTTTACTTTTTAACCATACTTACTAGCTGCTGATATGCCCTCTTAGGGGTTGACCCTTTGCTATTAGTAAGTAATAATCTGGCTATCCGATCATTTTTATGGCAACTGAAGGAAACAAGCAATTCGAATTTTTCTGCACTCTTAAAGAGTCAACTGCACAAATAACAGAAGCTGCTTTACAAGCTTTTAATCATTCCCTTGAATCTTTTAATTGGGATGGCTTAAGCTCTGATGAAAGAAAAATGGTTCAGGAGTGGCATCTTGATCTTCAAAGAGCCAATAAAGTATTAAACGAGGTTTGACATGGCATCAGGTGAATTAACAAAAGCTCACGGCCAATTCCTTAAAGCTGTTGGCACTATCCATAAAGAATCACAGGCGCAATATGGCAAATTCGCAGATCTTGCAAGTATTCTCAGCGTTGTTAATCCTAAGCTGACAGAAAACGGGTTAGCTGTTCATCAAACATTTAGATATACAGAATCAGGTCAACATATCCTTATCACTCATTTAAACCATGTAAGCGGAGAATGTTTAACTTCAGAGTTATTAATGCCTGTCAATCAAGGCAGAAATCCACTTCATGATTTCGGTGGGAGCGTTTCTTATTGCCGCCGTTATTCCTTATTAGCAATTCTTGGCTTACAAGCTGGCATTGTTGAAGATGATGGCGACCATGCAGATATTCAACCTAAAGCTGTTACTTCAAAGCCTAAAGTTGCTATCCCTAAGCAGCAATCAGATGCTAAAACTATTCCTAATCCACCCGTTGAACCTGAATACTTAGATCAATTCCTACACGACTTAAAAGATTGGGCTGATCGTAAGCCAACTGTCTTACCTGCCTTAAAGCATAGATACGGGCAAAAATACCCTGATTTCAAAGGCTCCTTTCAAGAACATATTCAAGAGCCAAATCAAGTTGAGTTCATTCTTGATTTCACAAACAATCTCATCTAATGGAATCTGAATTTAACGACAATCAAACAAGCCAACGCATAAAACGCCGGGCACGACCTTATGGCATGTCTGAGTGGGAATGGAGGGCTTCAAAAGAAGACAATAAGAATCGTTGGCAAGTTTCCGCAAAATTAACCGAGGTCAATTGGCACGCTCTTGTTAATTGGGAAAAAAAAGAAAACCTAAATCACAATTCGGGTCTTAATCGACTCATCGCTACTCACCCTGACTTGCAAAACAATGCCTAATTATCCTCAAGACGCATTTACCTTTTTCTCTAATTTCAACCGTTCAAAAATTGAAGGTAAAGAAAACGAATATTGGGCTAAAGCTGAATTTCCTATAGAAGAAATAGAGAAGTTTTTTAATTGGGCAATGGACCCGGCAACAAAAAAGGTTATCAATAACAAAGGTGAACAATGCGTGGTTGTTAATCAGAAGCTTTTACCAAAAGTCGCTAAATCAAGCGGCAATTCTTACTTGTTAGGCATCACATCCGGCAAAAAAGAGGAATTGCCCTTTTAGTGAGTGATGACGGCGTTCAATGGTATTTGCAGCAAGCGGGACGAATCCCCATGCTTACGCCTTCAGAAGAAATAAGCCTTGGCAATGAAGTTAAGGCTTACATGGAATTGCGTGATTTAAAAGACCCTAGCTTCGATCAAAAGAAAATTATTAGGCGAGGCATTAAAGCTAAAAGCAGAATGTTTAATGCAAATTTACGTCTTGTTGTCCATATTTCAAAAAAATATTCAGAAGCGGCATTAGGCAGCATGACCATGCTCGATCTGATTCAAGAAGGAAATATTGGTTTATCTAGGGCAATAGAAAAATTTGATCCTGCCCGTGGGTATAAATTCTCAACCTACGCTTATTGGTGGATTAGGCAGGCCGTAGGAAGATCTATTTGTATTTCGGACCGTGTAATTCGTCTTCCTTTAAACGCGATTTCAGTTCAGAAAAAGGTTGCTCAATTTGCAGAGGTTTACAAAGAGGAAAATAATCGCATTCCAACGATTGAAGAATGCGCGAACTTTTGCAAAATCAGACCGGTAACAATGAGGGCCTATTTAGAGCACACCTCAAAAGTTCAGAGCTTGGATCAGATGGCGAGCAATAACAATAAGCTTTTTGATGAGATGACTATTCTTGATCTTATTGTTAGTCCAGATTTAGAAAAGCAACAAGAACAGCTTGAAATTGATCACGGCATAGAGCAATTAGAGGATTTGTTGGCCGGTTTATCAGAAAGAGATCGTTGGTGCATGGAGTTACGTTTTGGCATTGATGAGCTTGGCCCTATGACCTATCAATCAATCGGTCAAATGCTGAATATTTCAAGGGAACGGGTCAGGCAGATTGAAGCAAAATGTCTTAAAAAAATGCGTTCAAAGATCGATCCAATTATTAAAAGATCAGCAAATCAATAAAAACTTTTGGGCACTTTTTGGGCACCTTGCAGAGCGGTAAGGCTTGAGGACTCAGTGCCCTCGTCGGGACTTGAACCCGAGACCTCTCCCTTACCAAGGGAGTTACAACCCTTGCCGTTCATTGCAATTTATTGTGCTACCAACTGGTTTAAGGGCTTGTAAGGTTGCATAAGACCTTATGAATTAGTAAGCTTTGGGCACCTTTTGGGCACCTATGCCAAAGCTCGTTAACAAACAAGG